TTTTTCCACGCTGGAAGTACAATTTTGGGAGCGATGATGGCGAATTCAAAACCAAGTTCTTTTGCCACAGCGCAAGCCGTGACAGTTTTTCCGGTACCAGTATCAGAGCAATCCAGCGCGATCGAGTGGTTCCGAATTGCCTGAAGTATAATACTTTTTGATTTCTCCTGCCACGGGTGCAGTTGAACAAGCGTCTGAATGCTTTTCACGAACTAGTTCAAGCCAATCTTCCGCAACCATCGTAACAAGCCACGCGCACTTGTTTTTTCTATGGGCCACAACTGGCACACTCTTGCCACTGTCTCGTTTGGCCTGTTCCATAGCTTTGTTAATGTTGAGTGCCTCAACCCGTTTGACTTCAAAGTGAAAAGGGAGGTTGCTGACAACGTCGGGCGATTCCGGACTCCCGGAAAACTGCCGACCACGGCGCGCTTCGAAGCCCTTCGCCTTGAGGACGTCGCGCCACTCACGCTCTCCGACTTTGCCTTTTGTACAACTGTTCATTTTTTAGGGGTATGTTCATCGTGCTGGGTAGAGTGAACTCAAATTGACAACTGTCAAGCAATTATGCAGAGTAGTCCCTTGCCTATAGAAAAATATGGAAAGTCCTGGCCAGACGGAGCCGGAGACCTCGACATTGAATTGTTGGCCTTCAAAATGGGATTGAAGCCCGAAGACGGAGGCTTGGGCAAAGCCCAGCATTTTAAGAATATAGTAAATCTTCTTTGGCCCTACCATAAAACAAAAAGCAAGAATGGTTTTCACTGGCATCCTTGGGCGGAGTGGATGATTGAACGAGCTTGCGAGGAAAATTATTTGGCCATTTCCGGGCCAAAGTCTTCCGCAAAAACTTCGACAATGGCTATGTGGGGTTTAGTAAATTGGCTTTGCGCTCCGCATGAAACTCTCGTGCTTGTAACAACTACCAGCGTTCGAGAAGCTCGTAAACGATTATGGGGTTCTATCCGCGAGAGGTATATGCAGGTTCCAGGACTTCCTGGAAAGTTGGTAGACTCCATGGGAAAGATCGTTCTCGACGTATCCGAATCCGGCGAAGCATCGGATCGTTCATCAATTACCCTAGTTCCTTCAAGCCCAGACAAAGAAAAAGAAGCCACGGCGAAACTTATTGGGTTAAAGAACAAGAGAGTGTTCCTGATTATTGACGAGGCAACGGACGTTACTAATTCTGTCTTTGAAGCTATCTCTAATCTTAATGCGAATCCCCACTTCCAATGCGTTGCTTTAGGAAACTTTAATTCTCAATATGATCCGTTCGGGGTATTTTCGACACCCAAAGACGGATGGAATTCTATTACAGTCGATGCCGAGGAATGGGAAACGAAAACGGGAAAGTGTATTCACCTTGACGGATTAAAGACACCAAACATTGAACACGACGACAAATGGCCTTTTTTGCTAACCTCCAAGCAAGTTAAGTACGCAATCGATAACGAAGGCGAGAACTCCCTGTCTTTCTGGAGATTTATACGGAGCTTCCCCGCACCCGTTGGCGCAGAGGAAGGCATATATTCAGAAGCCGACTTTAGGAAGTATGATGTCACCAAAGAGCCAAGATGGTCTCAGCCCCCTCTTTACCTGGCCGGATTTGACCCTGCGTTTACCAATGGAGGAGATAGATCTGTGTTAGCCATTCTTAAGTACGGCCAAACCGAAGAGTCTGGTCCGGCGGTCGCATTACATAAATTTCACAATCTTCGTGAAGACGTAACTAAAGCAGAGCCTCGCAACTTTCAAATTGCTAAAGAAGTCATGCGAGTCTGCCAAGAGTCCGGCGTGCCCCCCGAAAGATTGGCTATCGACGCCACCGGAGCGGGAGACCCCTTTTGCGACATTTTATCTGAAATATGGTCGAACCGAGTTCTACGAATCAAGTTTGGTGAAAAAGCCTCAACACTTCCCGTCAGTATAACCAACCCTATTCGCGGCCTAGACAAGTATACCAATCGAGTTACAGAACTCTGGTTTTCCGGCGTGGAGTACATGAGGTCGGGGCAGTTGAGAGGGATTGTACCAGATCTTGCAAAAGAAATGACTGGCAGGAAATACAATACTACAGCGGGGGGCAAAGTAACAGTTGAACCCAAGAGAGATTATAAATTACGTTTAGGTAAGTCGCCCGATTTAGCAGATGCCTTCTTTCTCGGCCTAGACCTAGCCAGACAAAAACTTGGTATCTCAGCGGGCTCTCTAGTTGGCGGTAAACTTCGATCGTCTTGGCAGGCGCAGGCTAAGAAGCTGGACGCAGCCGTATCCGAATCCTCCTTTTTGAATTCTTAAAAAGGATGATTGACAGGAATATTGGCTTCCCCCATACTAGCCGGACTTGTGGAACCCAAATACAACACGAATTCCGTTCCTGACGACGACCTAAAAACGCTATCCGAAAACGGAAAAGCACCAAAAACTAGAATTACCGACCAGAGCGGACTTTTCTCCATATATCAACAGTTATACTTGGCGGACGAACAGGGAGCCCGTGATCGCGCCCGCATCATGGACATGTTTGACGGAGCCGCTCCTTATGATCCAATTGTTCTCCGTAGACTCGGTCAAAGCTATAGAGCCAATCTGAACTTCGGTGAAGCCGGGGCAGATTTGGAAAAAGCCCTCACATCATACAACGATTTGGTCACTTCCGTTGACCGACTTGTTAATATTAGAACCAGATTTGGTGACGAAAGCCAGCGTGAAGAATATGCGTCTATAATTGCAGAAGAGTTCACGCGTCTTGTGACAAAGGATTGGCCCAGCTTTTATTTTAAACAGCAGTTGCTTTCCTATTACTTTGTATCCCAAGGCTTGGGTATTGCTTACTTTGAAGATGAGCGCAACTGGCAGTGGACCGTTTGTCCAATCGGAGACTTCTTCATCCCTCGCGGAACTCCCGCTACGGAAGACAAAGTAGAGTTCGCCGCTATTCGAAGAATCTATTTGGTTCACGAACTTTACCAGTATATCGAGAATCCAAAGATTGCAGAACAAGCCGGTTGGAATGTGGACGCAGTGAGAAACGCGATTCGCAATGCCACCACAACCTTTCCCACCGACGGCCTTAACTGGGAAGAACTACAAAGACAGTTAAAGTCGAACGACCTTTATTTCGCTCACGTTCGGGCAAAAGAAGTTCACGTTGTTCACTATTACGTAAGAGAGTTCGATGGGTCTTACTCTCACGCGATTGGACTTCGTGACGGTTCCGGCGACTTCTTGTTTAAAAAACTCAATAGATTCAAATCCGCTTCAGAAGCTTTCCATATCTTTACTTATGGCGTTGGCAATGGTCTTTATCATTCAATTCGGGGTTTAGGCTATAAGATTTTCCCGCACATTCAGATGACTAATCGTTTGCGTTGCGCCATGGCTGACGGAGCCATGTTGCAGACTTCAGTTCTGTTACAACCGCAGAGCGCTGAAGACGTTTCCAAGATGACCATGGCTTACTCCGGGCCCCTTTCTTTCTTGCCCCCAGGATTAAATGTTGTTCAGACACAGTACCCGAATCTTGCGGCGAATGTTCAACCCATTGTAAACGAAATGGCAATGGTTCGTCAGAGCAATACTGGCTCTTACAGAACTCAAATGAACGCCCCCACTGGCAATCCCCGGACGGCAACCGAAGTAGAAGCTCAGGTTGCCAACGAAGCAATCCTTACCACGAATTCCATGAATTTGTTTTATGTCCCTTGGGGACGCTTGCTTCGCGAGCAGTTCCGGAGGCTTCAACGCGATACATGGGTTCCCGGTGAGGAAGGATCTGACGAAGCCAAAAAATTCCGTAGCAGGCTCGAGGAACGTGGCGTTCCATGGGAAGCAGTTAAAGCTGTTTATGATGTTGACGCTGTAAAAGCGGTTGGACTTGGATCTCCTGCGGCCCGCTTGTCCGCCTTTAACGAGTTCATGCAGATGCTACCCAGATTTGATGAGCTTGGTCAGATCAATGCAATTCGTGACCGCGTGGCCGCCCGTGTTGGTTACGATCAGGTTGACCGCTATCTACCCAATCCGAATGTTAAAAATCGTATT